AAGAGGAGTCCATGCGTCATGTGCTCGATGCCTTCCTGTTCTGTTGTTATACTGGATTGCGCTATTCTGACTTCTGCCAGCTATCTCCGGCCAACTTTATCAAGGTAAACGGTAAGCGTTGGTTACACTTCACGTCCGTTAAGACAGGGGTGGAAATCCGTCTGCCGTTGCATCTGCTGTTTGAAAGCAGGGCATTGGGCATTCTTGACCGCTATCCGGATATCGGAAGTTTTGCCGCTTTGCCTTGTAACTCGGAAGTGAATAAGCAGCTTCGAAAGCTGGCCGGGTTGTGTGGTATCAAAAAGCGGATAACCTACCATGTGAGCCGTCATACCTGTGCCACCCTGCTGGTTCATCAGGGAGTTGCGATTACAACAGTCCAGAAGCTGCTCGGACATACTTCCGTAAAGACCACACAGATTTATTCGGAGGTACTTTCCAGCACCATTGTGCGTGACTTGAAAAATGTTCAAAGGAAAAGGAAAAAAGTAAAGATGTTTCCCGATAAAGGCTTGAGAACATCCGATTTTATAGACAACCGGTAGATTTCATGAATCCTATTTGTTTTCTATTAATATTGTGATTCTTTAAATTCTTCGGATAATCGAAATATTGCTCCTGATTATTTTTTTCAATATGGATTGAATATGGAATAGTTTTCACTATCTTTGCAGTGTAACCAGGAGCTTGATGGCAATAAATATTGTCATCAGGCTCTTTTTTTATTGTCTATCTGTCGAATAATGGAATCCCCCGTCTGGCTTCACAGTCTGACGGGGGGAGGTTAAATCCAATCAATAATAGTTTTGAAAGAATCAGGTCAACAAAGTATTGACAAAGATAGTGAAATATGAATAGTAAGCAATATGGATATGGATTTATTTTGCATATATATAAATTCTCGGCATTTTTTCAGGAAAGATAGGGACAGTTGAGAAATAAAGGAAACAGGATGAATAATTTATCATATAATAATTAAACGGTGAATGTAATGGAGATAGATATTGCAAACATTATTAGTGCTGCCGGAACATTGCTGGCAGCTTATTTCGCCTATAATCAGTATACCAAAAACAAACTGACTGATTTAAAAGTGGAATATTTTAAAAAAGAGGAGGAAAGAAGAAGTTACCACCGCAGCGAGAACTCCGCCAAGGTGTTCGGTGAGCTGTGGCGTGTACTTTATGAAACGAAAGCAGACAGGGTATATATCGTACAACCCCATCCTTTAGGGCATATAGCTTTTCTTTCGGTGCAGTTCGAAGTAAAACGAAAAGGTATAGCCGGAATGCGTGAAAACATCCAATCACTTCCCATGAGTGAAGTGGCCGTTTTTGCAGAAAATCTCGCAAAGAATCTTTTCATGTTCTACTCAGATATTGATAACCAGGTTAAGGATAAGGTTGCCAAATCTCTATTATCAACAAATGGATGCAACAGCGTCGCTATTAAACGGCTTAATTCATCTCAAGATTGGGTTGGAAATATCTTTTGTGAGTTTACAGATGAAACGGATTTGAATGAAGATGAACTTCATAAGGTCTTGCATGAAGCAGCGGTCAACATACAATATATCCTGCCGGAATTCAAAGAAAATAAAATCGAATAATTATAATTAATGAATAGTATGGCTGACGTAAGAAAACTTGCACCGTTTATCCTAAAGTGGGAAGGCGGTTTTGTAAATGACCCTGACGATTTGGGAGGGGCTACCAATATGGGCGTGACTATCGGCACATGGAAATCGTGCGGCTATGACAAGGATGGTGACGGTGACATAGATGTGGATGATCTACATCTGCTTACTCGTGAGGACGTTGTTAATCGTGTACTCAAACCACATTATTGGGATAGATGGAAAGCTGATTTGATACAGGATCAATCTGTGGCAAATATTCTTGTGGACTGGGTGTGGGCATCCGGTGCGCACGGAATTAAGATTCCTCAACGCTTGCTTGGTGTTACGATGGATGGCATTGTAGGTCCCAAGACCATTGCCGCAGTAAATGCCAAGAATCCGCGTGAGTTGTTCGACATGATTAAGATTGCCCGGTTTGACTTTATCGAGGATATATGCCGGAAACGCCCAGCAAACAACAAGTTCAAACGGGGGTGGATGAACCGCATAAATGATATCTCTTATGTTGGTTAGAGTTATGAACTGGGTAAGCCGGCATATATTGCTGGCTCCTTTCATGTGTCTGTTCCTGCTGTTCGGATCATGTGGCAGCTCGCATAAGGCTATCAAATCCAACACAGAAGTAATCAGCAAGGATAGCGCCAGTGAATCTATCAACATCGTACACGGATCAAGTACCTCTTTGAGCGAACTTATTACCACTAATAGTAACTATGTGATTGATTTCTGTATCTATGATACCCGAAAACCGCCCGATAGCCTGACCGGGAAACCTCCGTTATTGGCAGACGGTCATGTGGAAGGTGATTTCAGCAAGAATAAAAGGAAGGAAACTGCAACCAAAGACTGTACGGAGGTGAAAGTTGACAAGGAAGCCACTTCCACCAAACATGAAGAAACCAAGACTGAAGGGGTAAAAGAGAAAAAAGAATCCATGCTGCCTGAACAAATCGGTTTTGCCTGTGTTTGTGCAACAGTTTTGCTTGTCGTTGTGCTGATAGTACGAAAACATTGGCGCAAAAGACAATCTTCATCATAAAACTTTAAATTTATAAATTGAAATACCTCGGCTCGTGATGAGTCGGGGTTATTTTTTTATTATCTTTGTCGGAACTAACATCAACTTATGTATTATGGCTGAAAAAAAAGAATCTTATTCCGAAGAGGAATTGAATGAAATGATCGTATGGTTCAATAACCATGCCAATGAACTTCCAAAAGAAATGCAGATTAACAAAGCAGCTTTTACCCCGGATTTGAAACTTACTGTTGAAAGTTGTATCATGCAGGCTAAGCAATGTCTGGGCAACTATAAGATGGCCGGAGCTTTCCGAATGCTCCAACAAATCAGAGAGAACCTTGAAAAGGCGGTCCAATAAGCTGCCTTACATTTACCCTTTCATCATATCGGGGTTAAAAACATAATCAATAACCCTACTGTTAACATCATTAATTACGGAAAAATCTTTTTTTATGTATAGATCTGTCATTCTGTTCTCTTTATCTACATGATTTAGTGCTTCTCCTACTGTACCTTTGTCCACTTTTAAATCGTTTCGTGCGATGGAAGCGAAAGAATGCCGGGCTGCGTAAAATTCCAAATCTTCAATGCCAAGAACTTTCCCTATCTGTTTCAAACCTACATTTATGGCAACATTGAGTCTGCCATAAGTGGAATACTTTTTATATAACCTAAAAACTCTTTCTTCGGATACGTCCTTATACTTTTCGTATATGGGCAATATGAAGGGATGAATGTTAACGCTTATTTTTGCTTTATCAGTCCTTCTTGTTGCAGTTTTTGCCCTGTTGTATGTGATTGTAAGCGTTCCCTTGCTTTCGCTTATAGTGTCACAAAGAAACAAATCTGCCGAGTTCATACCCATCAAGCAAAAGGATAATATAAACATATCCTTTGCAAAATTAAATCTGCAATCCTTCTCCTTTTTATCTTTAGTGAGTATATATGGCAGGTTGTATATGGCTCTGATAGTATCTGCGTCCAAAGCTCTTTCGCGGGTACATATTATATTAGGTATAGAATACTTGGTAAATGGAGACCATGGTATCTTTATGTCCCCTGCTTCTTCATCATTATATTCTTTTTTAGCTTCGTTATGCAAATGCCTGATTGCTCCCATATATAAAGAGAGTGCACGTCTTTGACCGAGATGTTCTTCATACGATTTCAAGAATTTGTAATTTATCTCCTTAAAATCCAATTTCTCCCGTCCCAGGAATTTTGTTAAAGAGTTTACCATGCAGGAATACACATTGATTCCATGCTTCTCTCTGTTCTCATCTATCCATTTGCGGGCGTAGGAAATGAAGTCTATTTTTAGAGATGATTCATCAGTTTTGGTTATATGCTCCACAAGTTCTGTTATATCCATATCGTTTATGAGCAATGACAACAGGTTGCACTTGCTCCGATATATGGATATGATGTTATTTAATTCATCTAAGATGGACTGATTTTTGATTTTAAACCCCTTGGTTATATCTTCTTTCGTAACATATATGGAAGTGGGAATCCTTTTAAGCTTCCTATTGTGTGTGACTCTTATCTTAACGTTGTAAGTGCCATCTATTCTTTTCCTATCTTTAAATATTTCATATTTGAATGTTGCCATAATCGTGTATGTATGTTGAAACTATGTTGAAACAATTTCACGCAAAAGTAACTCTTTGGCGCAAAAGTGGCAAATAAATTTTTTGTTCACATGAGAAAAAAACTTTCCCAAAAGCTTTGTATTATTGATTTTCTATGTATCTTTGCATCGTTATTATTTCTCGGGGTATTAGCTCATCTGGCTAATTTTTTCTACTTCTTAATCTGCTGTTTGTCACCTATTTATATTTTTCGTTTTCGTTTGATGTTGAAACAATGTTGAAACAAAGGAGATTTTCATGTTAAAGCCGGGAAATGATGCCCGGCTTATATTGTTGGTTTGGAACCGCCACTTATTTTGGTTATAGCGTCATGCTCTGTGTTTTTTCTTTGTTTCTCATCCTCGTCTTTGAGATACTTGTTCCTTATATCTTTGATGTCGTTTGTCATTCCCCATACTTTGAAGAAGAGGATAATTTGCAGTACTCCGAATATTAGGAGTATGATTTAGGTGTAGTTGTAACAAGCAGTGCATAAAAAATAAATATGCACTGCTTGTTTGATTAAAGTTTTTCGTTTTTTAATAATTCTGGATGGTCATATGTGTAATATACCTTGAAAATAAAAGTATATTCATTAATAACATCTCTAATCTGGATGGGCAGCATTAATCTGATTTCGCCAGCTTCTTTTCCTATATATTTTTCAGGGAGCATGGAATGCTTTTTCCATCCATTTCCGATTGTGCTATAACCTATTTTTATACCATCGTCATAATAAACATTAGATGTCGGGGTTGCTAAATCTTCAATTTTGGCACCTTTTATGATTGTGGTAGCTGGTTGGTCTCCTTCTCGTTCGGAGAATTTTGTTCCAACATGCATAATTTTTGAGGATAAACCATCTAATCCTACAAATGCTGCTTCATTCCAAATGATTTTAAGAGAATGATCGGATACATTTTTTAGCATAAAGTTAAATTGCTCTGAAGTACCAAAAATTACAATGTCTATTATGCTGTCGTTATATGAATATTTATCAATCCCATTGTCTTGTATGATTTTTGTGTTACCATATCGATTTGTTGCTTTTTCTGGCTTTTCAACTTTCAATAAAGCTGTCTTATAGCTTCCTTTGAGTGCCTTTTGAAAAGGCGTAGTTTTAACCATTGAATACGGACATTCTATAATTTCCCCAGTTCGTTTATTTTTAACTTTTACATTTATTTCTGCTGTCGCATAATCTTTACCAACTCCCTTTCCTATAAATAGATCAATAATTTCATATTGATCTTTGACCATATCGTGTTGTATTATTTTTCCCATATGAAGTTGTTTGTATTCCTCAAAAGGTTCAGTGAAAACAATGGGCATATACGAAATGAGTGGCCATTGTTTAACTCCGCTCCATATACTAACTTTTACGGAAACTTCTTCATACCCTTTAAATTTAATCTTTCTTTTAGACCCGTTTTCGATAGCAATGATAGAAATTTCTTTATTAGGCTTGTCGTTAAGAGTTATATTTTTAACTGTGACTTTTGATATAGTGTAAGTCTTGCCAATGTAAGATTCATTAAATTTAAATCCAGATTTATCCCATGTTTCTAATTGCCCATATGCGGGGCGCACCGTAAAGCATTTTCCTACATACTGTTGGTATTCTTCTTCTGTCTTTTGTTGATTAAAGCCAAAGTTGGTACTAGTGTTAAAGGCGAAGGATGTAATATGGCTTACTAGTAGTCCAAGCAAAAATAAAATCTTCTTCATAATCTTAATATATTTAGTTTCTAAAATCTCTTTACAGCTCCCAATACTTGAAATATAGTTCTAATCATTCTTGCTGGAAGTTGTTGTGGGGAATACTCTGGTGATTTATTGGATGGGATGAGCGTATATGAATCGTCAGTTTTCCCAGCTCCCAATCTTTTTATAGTGCGCATATCGTTTGTTGTAACGATGGCATACACTTCTCCAAGTGGAAGAAATGATTTATCTTCTATTTTCTTTAATGCTATTATATCTCCGTGATTGATTTCCGGTTCCATAGAATGACCTGTAACATTGCACCAGCAATCCGCATTATTGTATTTTTGAAAATCTATCATATATTCCGGATTTATAGTTTGGTCGTTTAGAATCAGGTCAAAACCACCTATAAAATCTACATTATAATAGGGAACGCCTGTTGTATAGTTGATTTTAGGTTGTTCAGTACCATATTCCAAAATTGGCTCCATTACAATATTCTCGTTATTTTCTTTACGAGACAACATCTCTCCTTCACCAGTAAGAAGCCAGTTTGCATTTACATCTGGGAATTTTGATAAAATTTTGTTGAGTACATTTTTACCAGCACCACGAGATACCCAATTACTTATTGTTTGTGGGCTTTCTTCCATTTTTCTTGCAAAATCAGCTTTTGATTCGCAGAAATGAGAAATAATATCAGAAATTCTTTCACCTTCTGTTTTCATATAAACAATTTTGTGTATATTTGTGTCGGAATCAAGTTGCGGATGATTTCAACTAATTTGTTTAACTATTCCCGTAAGGGACTATATAGGCGACTTAACTTCAAACCGCAACTTTGGAGTTGGTCGCTTTACTTTTATAGTTATGGTAATAATCAATCCTTTTCTATTTGAATCAATGAGAATGCAAATAGAAGAGTCATCTCATACGCCAAACAAAACAATCTGTAAGGATCCATTTAAAGAATCAAACAGGCTTATTGATAATGCAAAAGAATCATACTTCAAGATCTTGAAGGAAGAGAAGCGCGCTATCAGAGAAAGTGCCAATCCTTCCGAGTTTAATCTTTAGTTTCCTTGTGAATGCATCGTCAAACAGTGTATATCCATATCGTGTTTTAAGTTCTTTCAACTGATTAATAACATAATCTATATCTTCCTTATCTTTAGTCTTTTCAGTGGTCTCAAGCATCATGTAAATAGATTGCCTTATATCTGCTATATTTTTTAATTTCATAGCCATGTGTAGCAGGCGTATCTCTATATACATCATAGTTTTTGCTGTATGAATTACATGATGGTCACTTATGTCCTGTAATTTTTCTTCTATTTCATTTTTAAGGTCGTTTTTTAACCCAAAAATGTTATATCCAACCATTACGGCTAATGCTCCTACAACGAAAGAAAGAAAAGCAATCATAGAATCGAATAGAGTCCATGTTACAGGCTCGTATTTGCATAGCCATAGCAATATTGCAATGACACTTAATCCCAGTGCTATCCGCGCTATCCAATTTCTATTTCTGTCTTCTTTCTTCATATTATAATAAGGTATAATCTGCTTTAATAGTTAAATAGTGTTTATATACACATATTTGTTTATATACTATTTGTAGTATACACAAAAACGTGTATCTTTGCATTATCAAATTAAACTGATACAAAGAAACGAAGATTAATTCAGATTTCAAATAGTATAAACATATTAAAATACACGATTATGAGAACAAGAGAATTTTTACACGAAGTAATGAGCCTTGCTTGGCAGTTCGTTAAGCGTAATGGCTACACCATGAGCGAAGCAATGAAGGTCGCTTGGGCTAATTTGAAACTGAAAGGTGAGATGAAGAAGAAGATAGTGAAGTTCTACTTCAAAAAAGTGGATGGTTCTGTTCGTGAGGCATACGGTACACTAAATGAAAAGCTGATGCCTGCCATCACTGGTACTGACAATAGAAAGAAGAATGATACCGTCCAGACTTACTATGATACTGAACGCCAAGAATTCAGATGCTTCAAAAAAGCTAATCTGATGTCAATCGCATAAAAGATATGGACATGAATGCTTACACGATTAACCAGCAGTTGGATAGCCTTTATAAAGATTTAGAGGCTGCCCATAACAATGATGAAGAGGCTGTCTGCCTGATGTTCAATGCTGATAGCAAAAAAGAAGCTATCCAGTTGATAACGGATGAGATAGACAGTTTGGAAGATGCCTTAAAAGGTTTTGAAACTTGTGAAGATGATGGCATGGACTACGATGCTCTATGCCGGGTACAAGGTATCAGCCGATACGCATAATACACGATTATGCAACGCACGACAGCCCTACAGACGGATTGAACGGCAACCGATAGCGAGAATCGGGTAGGGTACTATTGATTGGTTCTTTGACATATTGATACGATAAAAAGATATATTTCTGCGAAGGCACGTAAGCGAAGCCAGTGATGGTGGATAGTGGTGGGTGCAAGTGGAACGGAATTGACACCGATAGCAACCGAGGATAAGCCGACAATGGGCGAATGGTTGTATATGTCTGATGGTGGTAAAGCCACGAAGTTGAAATGATTTTTACTTTCAGCACGCCAATTTGTCTTTAGCGTGGTGAGTATGCTTGGTTAGGCACAAGTATCGCTGAAAGGTCTTATAGTCTGTACTGAACTGAAATAAGGTTCTGCTATTCGATTAGGGTACAGATACTTATTTAAATTTATACGATTATGAAAACAATCCAATTCGTTTTATCTATATTGGTTAGTATATGTGCTGCCGGTATGCTTTACGGGGCTATTACTACTTACAGTCCTATGAAAATATTCTCTATCACTATAATGAGTGTTATATGTGTAGGGTGTGTGTCGCTCATGAGAATAACTTATAGAGAACTTAAAACAGACCACTAAAAAGTAGTCCTATAATCCGGCACAAGGCGCATGGGGATGAGTGCACAATCACCTTGTAAACCAGCTGGGCGGTAATTTATGAAGTAGCATTGTTGGAATGCGTGTAAGCGATTAATTGTTGGTATTAACTTATATTCTAATTTATATATTCATTTAGCTTACAAGAAGTAGGTTCGACTCCTACCTTTTTAACGACATTTTAAATTTATACGATTATGACAGTGGAAGAATTAAGAGGCATGACGCATGAAGATTTAGTAAGGCGTGTGCAGGAACTGGAAGAGGCTAACGAGAAATTAGCTGAAGAGAAAAATACATGGTATAAATCTTGGAGTGATTTGAACCGGAAGTTTGATCATTTCAAGAACGCGGTTAAAAGCATTGTTCTGATAATAGATTAGATATTCGTGTTTTATATTGTGTTTGTACTGGGTGTGCTGTCCGTGAGGATAGTGCACCTTTTTTAATCGGATGGTTAGCTTATCGGTTAGAGCTTCGTGTTGCGCAAACAATTGGCACGATTGAGAGGGGTTCGATTCCCTTACCATCCACGAATCATTAATTAAATTTTACTCTTATGGCAAAAGAACTGAAAGAAAGAACAGAAATCAAGAAAAAGCTGAAAAAGAAGAATGACAGAATCAGCTTTGACTTTAGCGACAAACTTGCCGGACAGCTTCGCAGGTGTACCGCTGATCTTAACAGGCTGGCAAGGATTGATCGGATAATAGACAAGAAGCAAACTTTGTATTCGGTAGACACTAACAGGGAAGCCGGATATATTGAGGTTATTCGCAATTATTAATCAGCTGACTTACACGATTATGAAGAGAGTTTTTAATGAACTTACACCTGAATGCGAGATTACGGCACGAATGTATGCACAAGGGTATGAGAAAAAAGAAATTGCAAACCTCAAATGCCGAGCGGTCAGCACGATAAACAACCAACTGCAAAGAGCTTTTGAGATTTTGAACGTAAGGAACGGCAGAGAACTGGCAACCATGCTATATGAGAGAATAGCTGGTATGAAGTTCACGATGGACTTTTCACCTACTATTAGGTCGGCTGTTGCTTTCTGCCTGTTGTGCATCTTTTCTTTTTCGCTCTATCACGAACAGGGCGATATGAGAAGGGGACGAAGAACGAGAGTTGAACGAATTGAAAGAACTGGACGGTATGGAGGTAAGACTTGAATTATTTGAATTTAAAAATATCTGCATGGACATGGCGGAGCTTGGTGCAGCTGCCAGTGAGAAGAAACGGTCTCCTGTATCTGATGAAATCAAGCAAAGAGAAGCGTTCAGATGGTTAAAGACACTTGGGTATGAACCTAACTTTTTGGAAAAGTTAGAGAAAGAAGGATTGGTGCATAAGAAAAGAAAAGGCTCATCCAGAAATTCTCCTATCATATATTCCAAGTTCGAGATACAATCCGCTATTAATGCTTTTAAAATGAGTAAATATCTGAACAAATAACCCTATAAAATTTACGATTATGTCACTGATTAAGAAAAGTAATGAATTAGTTATCCCGACCACCGTGAAGATGATGATTTACGGTCAAGCCGGAATGGGAAAGAGTACGGTAGCATTGAGCGCACCGAAACCGCTGCTGTTGGACTTCGATAACGGCGTGAAGCGCATGAACATGGCGCACTTGGAGAATATAGACACGGTACAGGTCACTTCATGGAGCGATGTTCAGCAAGTTCTTCAAGAGGACTTGTCCGCTTATCAGACCATTGTAGTAGATACCATCGGCAAGATGATGGACTTCATCATTACTCACAAGTGTGGAACCCGCCAGCCGTCCATCCGTGATTGGAGCGGTATCAATGCAGAGTTTTCATGGATGACACGAACACTTTCGGGGCTTAACAAGCACATCATTTTCGTTGCCCATCGCGACACAAGAAAAGAAGGTGATGATACGGTGTTTATCCCTGCCTTGCGTGAAAAATCCTACAACTCTATCGTTACTGAACTGGATTTGCTCGGTTATCTTGAAATGAAAAGCGAAAGAGGCGTCCAAAGACGTACTATCACTTTTGACCCAACTTCAAGAAATGACGGTAAGAATACTTGCAATCTTCCTTCAGTAATGGAGGTTCCTACCATTCTTGACAAGAATGGTAATCCAACCGCCAAGAACGACTTTATCACTGCCAAGATAATCAATTCGTATTTGGGTATGCTTGCTGCCAAGAAAGAGGCACAGGAAAAGTATGATAAAGTTATTGAAGAGATAAAAGAACAGATCGAACTTATTACGGATGCGGAATCTGCCAATAATTTTATCGCGCAAATAGATAACTTTGAGCACGTTGGTTCTTCAAAGCAAATGGCGGCAAAGTTGGTAGCTAACAAAGCGAAGTCTTTGAATCTGAAACTTAATTCAGAAAAGAAATATGAACCAGCAGCCTAAATATCGTATTTACGCAACGCTTCTTGATGCCTTTGGGGCATATCTGAATAGTGATGTGATTTGGGATAAGTACTGGGGGTGGTCAGAAAATCCACCCCATACTCCTGAAGAATTTCACGAACAACAGTTTCAAGAACTGATAGACCGTATCAACCGCAAGCCATTCGATAGCGAAGCGGCAGACAAGGGAACAGCCTTTAATGAGGTTATTGACTGTATGGTTGAAAATCGGAAATCTGAAACTGTGCAGGTTGAAAAGATATATAAGGTAATACGCGAAGGAGCTTGTGACGAAACAGGTAAACCTTTGTATTACGATGAGGTTCAGACCAACGAGGTTATAGGTTTGAAAGCTACCTATAATAATCGTGTTTTTACTTTCCCAATCTCACTTTGCCGAGAGTTTTCCGGTTACTTCAAAGGAGCATTAACCCAACAAAGAGTAGAAGCGATTATTCCAACCGCATACGGCAATGTTTTGGTTTATGGGGTAATTGACGAGCTGATGCCGGCCAGCGTCCACGACATCAAAACAACCGGTAGTTATACCGTGGGAAAGTTCAAAGATCACCACCAGCATTTAGTATATCCATACGCTTTAATGAAGAACGGTTCTGATGTACGGACATTTGAGTATAACATTGTGGAGTTCAACAAAGGCGGTTATGTGGTAGATACCTATACAGAAACATACGTTTTCAATCCTGAACGTGATATTCCTATTCTTACTAATCATTGTGAGGAATTTATCCGGTTTTTGGAAGAAAACAGAGAACTTATAACCGATAAAAAGATTTTGGGAGGAGAAAATTAATGGCAAACCAAATAACCGGACGGATAATCGAAATCGGACAAACCGTTCAAATACCATCCAAAAACGGTGGTTCCTCATTTACAAAACGGGAGTTTATTTTAGATGCTACCACTTACGACCCCTATACGGGAGAGCGTAGCGAGTATGAGAACATTATTCCCTTAGAGTTTTCGGGTGACAAGTGTACAGAACTTGACCGCTTTAATCAGGGTGATGTTGTTACTGTATCATTTGTCTTACAAGGGCGTTCTTGGACGAATCAAGACGGAGAATTCAAACGTATGGTATCCATTCGATGCTATAAAATAGAAGCGCGTGGCGGTGTATCGCAATTCCCACAAGCTACACTGGCACAGCAACCAGTCCAACAGCCAGCGCCGCAGTCGACCTATCAGCAACAGCCGCAGAACTTTCCGCCTCCGGTTGATGCTAATGGCAATGTAAAGGACGATTTGCCTTTTTAGCGTATGCTGTTCGACTTGAAGAATGATATGGAAGAGATTTGGAAAACAGTAAAAGGGTATAATGGATATTATCAAGTTTCTAATACAGGTAAAGTTCGGAATCCTAATAAGGTGCTTACTCCAAATGTTGGAGTAAAGAACGGATATGTTTATGTTACTTTGAGAAAAGATAAAAGACTGTTACATCGAATTGTTGCAGAAACTTTTATCCCCAATCCATTTAATAAACCAGAGGTAGACCACATTAATGGAATTAGAACGGATAATAATGTTTGTAATTTAAGGTGGGTAACTCGCACGGAAAACAATAATAATCCTATTACTAAAAGCCGTTTTAGTAAATCTGCTAAAGGTAAAGTTATCAATGCAGAAACTAAAAAACGAATGTCAATGAGCCGAAAAGGGGAAAAACATCCAATGTATAATAAAAAGCATTCAAGTTTTTCTAAAAGAAAGATGTCTATAACTCATTCAATTCCAGTTGTGCAATTTGGATTACAAATGAATTATATAGCTGAATTTGAAAGTGCAAAAGTGGCTTCTCTTGAAACACAAGTTGCTGCATCAAGTATCAATGCTTGTACGCTCGGCAAAAGGAAAACGGCTGGTGGCTATATTTGGAAAAAGAAAAATGATATTTAATTTATCAAATCATTATGAAATACCCAAGTTCAAGGAGTATGTAAACAAGCTGTTTAGTGAACGTGCGGTGGTGGAAGTGAAAAAGAAACTACCTAACCGCACGCTTGCCCAAAATAGCTACTTGCATCTTCTTTTAGGGTATTTCGGTAGTGAATACGGTTGCAGTCTCGACGAAGCCAAGATTGACTTCTATAAGAGGACTTGCAACCATGATTTGTTTGAACGTAAGACGGTCAACAAGAAAGGCAATGAAGTAACCTATTTGCGCAGTTCTGCCGAGCTGACAACAGGTGAAATGACTTTGAGTATTGACCGTTTCCGTAATTGGAGTGCATCAGTGGCAGGTATCTATCTGCCGGCTGCGAATGAACATCAAATGCTGATATACGCCCAGCAGGAAATACAAAGAAATCAAGAATTTATTTAGTTATGATAGAAACAAGAAAAACAGAAATCCGGTATGTGACATCTGACCCAAAGAAGATGCTCAACATGTACCTTGCAAAACGTGTCCTCAAAACATGGGAGGAATCTTTCATTGATGAAGATACAGGTGAAACAGTAACCATCGAACGGAATGAAATTCTTTTTGACCGTGGCACGCTGATAGACCAAGACACTTTGGCGAAAATTCGTTTCAGTATGGAAGCTGACGGCATTAAGGAAGTGGAAGTCAGCAACCAGAACCGCTTGGCATTCGAGAACGAGAACAAATTCTTATATCCCTATCTTGCACAGGCACAAATAGGGGACAAGAAACATAAGTTCCTGCTGTATGCCACCGGATTGGAAAATTCTTGTAGTATCTTGAAAGATTACATCGAACTAAACTATATGTTCGGATTCACCTTGACAATGGTCAAGGAGTTCGATTCTTGCGTGATTCTTACTGACAATTTGAAAGAACGCAAGGTAGATGATGCCACCCTCGAAGAATTAAAAGATACATTCCTTTTAAACGATTCTGTAACGGAAGAAGATGAAGAAGAGGGAGATTCCAAGCCCAATGAAAAGAAATTCTATCAGATTGAGACGAAAATCACATTCACGGATGGGGAGAATGAAGACGAGAGAGTTCAGACTTTTGTCGTGAACACCTTCAACGTTGACAGAGCAATGATGCTTATTACCCACTATCTCAAAAACAAAGAGGAAGAATGTGAGAAACAAGCCAAAGAAAAGGGACATGAGTTCAGAAAGAGGGAAATCCATACAGCCATTGAATCTGCTAAACCTATCCCGGTCGGGCGTTTTATTCCGAAAGAGTTTTCAATGGCTTATATGGAATAACTTTGTTAACCTGCCTGCTCGGTCTGTGAAGATATGGCAGGCGAACATGGAGAAGTGACGGAATTGGTAGACGTTAATCAAGATGTGAGGTGCAAAATTCCAGGATAACCGTTAATAACCAAGCCGGCAACCTGCGAGACATCTTAGGTAGAATGATTTAAAATCATATAACCGCAAAAACACCACTCGTCCCGGTTCGAGCCCGGGCTCTCCACATAAATGTGAGCCACACATAAATGGCAAGGGTTAGTAAATAATGGTTGTGCCCCGGAGAATACGCTTCGGGGCTTTTAATTGGGAAAGATTATGAGAATAGACAAAATTAAGACAGTAGGTCAGCTTAGAAAGGTTATTGAGAATCTTTCCGATGACTACGAAATCGAGATGCGTATCAGACGCAAATTGACGGATGAAGACATAATTAAGTTGCATAAAAAGTACGGTAAGATATATCCTTATCCATACGAAACAAGTTATTCAGAACTTGAATTTGATGATGTAGGTGTGTCTGACAAAGTATTATGCTTGGGAGTTGAACTAAAAGAATAATATGCCGTACTACATAAAACGAACAAAGGCTAAGAAGAAAGACAAGCCTTTACCTCTGTTTGATAAAGCGGGGGTAACAGTGAAAAAGAAGCCGGATTTGAAAGCTAAGCTCGACAAAGAGTTTTCCCTTTTTATCCGGCTTCGTGATGCAATGCCAAACGGGTATTTTAGATGTATCTCGTGCGGGCAAATAAAGCCCTTTGAACAAGCTGATTGTGGCCACTATTTCAGTCGTACACATTTGGCGACCCGTTTTGATGAAAACAATTGTCATGCCGAATGCCGACACTGCAATAGATTCAAAGCCGACCATTTAGAAGAGTATCGGGTGAATCTGATTGATAAAATCGGACAACAGAAATTTGCTTTACTAAAAGTGAAAGCTGCTGGTACTACTAAAATGACTGATTTTGAGTACGAACAATTAATCAAGTATTACAAAGCACTTAATAAGAAGTTACGAAAGGAGAAAGGGCTATGAGTTATGTATTACGAGATTACCAACAGAAAGCCTC